ATAATACGGTATGTCCTACTTGCACTCAAGATATAGAAGAATCGTTTCGTTTAAATAGAATTGCTGATGTTCAAAAAGAAGCAAAGGAACTTAAGAAAGGTTTCAAAGAACTTGAAGATACTATTAAAGTAGAATCTGAAAGAGAACAGCAGTTTATTAACCTATCAAAGGAGATTACTAAACTCAACCATGATATTTCTCAGAACAATACTAGGGTTAGCCTCAACCAACGACAAATCAGAGATCTTGAAAATGAAGTTCAAACTATTACCGAACAGTTTAAAAACAGAAATACTGAACATGAGAAATTAGCAGAGTTTAAAGATAGTCTTCACAAAACAATAGAAAATTTAGCATCCAAAAGAAAAGAGAATACTTACTATGATTGTGCATATTCTCTTTTAAAGGATGATGGTGTAAAGACCAAGATTATTAAAAAATATCTTCCATTCATTAATCAACAGGTAAATCGTTACCTTCAGTTGATGGATTTCTATATCAATTTTAATTTGGATGAGGAGTTTAATGAAACTGTAAAATCACCGATTCACGAAGATTTCTCATATGCTTCATTCAGTGAAGGTGAGAAGATGAGAATTGACCTAGCATTACTCTTTACTTGGAGAGAGGTTGCTAGGGTAAAAAACTCTGTGAATACAAATCTATTGATTATGGATGAGGTGTTTGATAGTTCTCTTGATGGGTTTGGAACAGATGAGTTTCTTAAGATTATTAGATATATAATAAAGGATGCGAATATTTTTGTTATATCCCATAAGTCAGAACTGAATGACAAATTTGAAAGTGTCATAAGCTTTGACAAGGTTAAGGGATTCTCACGTATAATATCTCAGAAGCACTATGAGCAATGAATACTCCAAACTGGCAACACCACTCTAAGAAAGAGGCCAAACGAAAACTTAAACCACAGGCACTACGGTCTGCAAGAGCCAAACGCAGACAGTTGATAAACCGTCTACTGAACCCCACCAAGCGTGGGGTTTCGTCGTATAATAGGTTCATAAGCAAAAACACAGATGACCGTCAAGCACGAAATCAAATCACAACTTGCGAAACTTCTTGCTACTGAAGACCTTATTGTAGAACATAAACAGGTTCAAACTGCACAGTTTAACGTTCATACCAGAGTCTTAACTTTACCAAAGTGGGATTATGCAAGTAACAATGTATATGACGCATTGGTAGCTCATGAAGTAGGACACGCACTTTATACACCTGATAGAAACTGGTTAGAAGAAATAAAGATGCCTCCATCCTTTGTGAACATTGTGGAGGATGTAAGAATAGAGAAGTTGATGAAGAGAAGATATGCTGGACTTGCAAAAACTTTCTTTACAGGATATAATGAACTCAATGATAAAGATTTTTTTGAAATAGATGGTAAAGATCTTACTGATTTTAATCTTGCTGATAGGGTTAATCTATATTTCAAGGTTGGTGTGTGGAATGATATATCTTTTTCAGATGCTGAAACTCCGATTGTTCGTTTAATTGAAAATGCCGAAACGTTTGATGAAACCCTATCCGCAGCAGAAGCGTTATATAATTACTGCAAAGCGGAAATCGAAAATAAGCAGAAAGAGGAGATTGACTCAATTTCTGGTAACAGCATTGAAGGCGGGGGGAATAGTCCTTCTGATAATGACGATAGTGATGAGTTTGCCGTTCCTGACGCTGATACTGATGCTTCTATGGAAGACGGGTATAGCGATGATGCTGATAATACTGGCGTGGATTCTGGTGGTGGCTCTTTAGGAGGAGAGACATTTGATGAACCAGAAGTTGAAACAGCACAATCATTAGATGATGCACTAAAAAATCTAACGAACCTTTATGATGGTAAAGAAACTGTTTATGTTGAATTGCCTAAGATAAATTTAAAGAAAGTAGTTATTGATAATAAAGTAATACATACTAATCTTAGAACTTCTTGGACTCAGCAACAAGAAGAATGGAAGAAGATGTTGGAAGATAGAAAGTATCATGTCTATGATATTTTTAACGATGTTGATGAAGCATATGTAAAGTTTAAGAGAAGTGCTCAGAAAGAAGTTAATTATTTGGTTAAAGAATTTGAGTGTAAGAAGGCAGCAAGTTCATATGCACGTGCTACTACTTCTAAAACAGGTGTTTTAGATTGTACCAAACTTCATACCTATAAGTATAATGAAGATTTATTTAAGAAAGTAACCACTCTTGCTGAAGGTAAGAATCACGGATTGGTATTTGTTCTTGATTGGTCTGGTTCAATGTGTGATGTTATGCTTGATACTCTTAAGCAACTTTACAATCTATTATGGTTCTGTAAGAAAGTTAATATTCCATTTGAAGTTTATGCTTTCACTAATGAGTACCCACCAGTTGAAGATGATTATCATAGACTTGCTTATGAGAAGAAAGAAGGTTTAGCATTTGTTCCAGAATGCTTTTCTATGATGAATCTATTCACAAGTAAGGTTAAGGGTAAAGAATTAGAGGTTCAGATGAAAGATATTTTCAGATTGGCTTGTTCATTTGGTTATGGAATTCATACTCAGTATCATACTCCTATTGGAATGAATCTATCAGGAACTCCATTAAATGAAAGTATAGTTTCTTTACATCAAATCATTCCACAATTTAAGAATGAGAATAATGTTGAGAAGGTTCAATGTGTAATTCTTACTGATGGTGAATCTGCTCCTATAAAGTATAGTAAAGAGTTTCGTCGTGATTATGATGATGAGCCTTGGATGGGAACTCAGTATATGAGTGATAGATGTGTTTTGCGTAATCGCAAAACAGGTCATACTTATTCTTGTGCTGGATTGGGACACTGGGCTGATGTAACTGATTTAATGTTACAGGATATACGTCAGAGTTTTCCTAGTGTAAATTTCATTGGAATAAGAGTTCTTTCTAATAGAGATGCTAGTCAATTCTTAAGACGTTATACTGGATATGATGAGGGTAATGGTTATGAGAATATGATGAAAGTATGGAAGAAAGAGAAGTCATTTACTATCAAGACTTCTGGTTATCATTCTTATTTTGGATTATCATCAAGTGCTCTTGCTAATGAGGATGAATTTGAAGTTAAACAAGATGCTACAAAGGCACAAATCAAGAGGGCATTTGTAAAAAGTCTTAGAGGTAAGAAAATGAATAAGAAAATACTTGGCGAATTTATAGAATTAGTGGTATAATACCACTATGAATATTTTCGTAACAAATCCAGACCCACATGTATCAGCAAAAGCATTGCCTGATAAGCATGTGGTCAAGATGCCATTGGAGACATGCCAAATGCTCTCCATTGTCTTCTCTCATTGGTATTATGACTGGGGTGATGATTTAGTTAAGAAAAAAGATGGAACCCCATACTCAGTTGCAAAAGGTGCATTCAGGAATCATCCATGTACCCAGTGGGCAGCAGATAGTATTTACAATACTGCATGGTTAATTCAACATGGGTGTGCCTTGTCTGGTGAGTATTCTCATCGTTATGGTAAGGTTCATGGATGTGCTGATGCATTATTCGAAGCAAAGAAAACATTTCACAGATTCGCAGGAGAAGTAATTACATGTCACTGTATGGTAGAATCATTCACTCGTGCAATGCCCGATGAATATAAACATGACACAAGCATTGACACTTTTACTGCTTACAAGAATTACATTAGGAGCAAACCTTGGGTTGCATCTAATTATCTTCGTGACCCATCCAGAAAGCCAGATTGGGCCCAATAATTAAACTGGCCACAAAAGGTATAAAACCCATACCATTTCCATTATAATAGTTTCATAAATAAGAAACACCTCATGACTTTTCAATTAAAAATGACAGAACAGCAAGTTGTTGACGGACTGAGAAGCACTTTTGGAAATGAGTTCGTTACTGCCGATGTTCGTGGTTTTTGTGCCGCTAATGATATTGGATATTCGACAGTCACTAAGAAACTTAAGAAGTATAAGGTTTCTAAAGGTAAGTGGAATCTTGAAGTTACTACTAAGGTAGTAGAAGACATTGAGAAATCATTTAATGCTCCAGCAGTTCAACCCGTTATTGAAAGAAATTTAGTTCCAGAAACAGATGACACATTTGTCAAGTTTGGCTCATTTGCCGATATTAAGAAGATTATACAAAGTAATCTTTTTTATCCTGCTTTTATCACTGGTCTTTCTGGAAATGGTAAGACATTCTCTGTAGAGCAAGCATGTGCTCAACTTAAGAGAGAACTTATTCGTGTAAACATTACTATTGAAACTGATGAAGATGATCTTATTGGTGGGTTTCGCCTTGTGGATGGGTCAACTGTTTGGCATAACGGACCTGTCATTGAAGCACTCGAAAGAGGAGCTGTCTTGCTACTCGACGAAATTGACTTGGCGAGTAACAAGATACTATGCTTACAATCCATACTTGAAGGCAACGGTGTGTTCTTAAAGAAGATTGGAAAGTTTGTTAAACCAGCAGCAGGATTTAACGTTATCGCAACTGCAAATACCAAGGGTAAGGGTTCAGATGATGGTAGATTCATAGGAACTAATGTTCTTAATGAAGCATTCCTTGAGAGATTTCCTGTAACCTTTGAGCAAGATTATCCTTCACCAGCAATAGAATCTAAAATCTTGGGTGGAGTTGCTGCTAAGGTTGGTGTCACTGATACTGATTTCTGTAAGAGATTGGTTGATTGGGGCGATATCATTCGTAAGACCTTCTATGATGGTGGTGTAGAGGAAATCATTAGTACTCGTAGATTGGTTCATATTGTTCGTGCATTCTCCATCTTTAATGATAAAGCAAAGGCAATATCTGTTTGTGTTAATCGTTTTGATGAAGAAACAAAGCAATCCTTTATTGAGTTGTATGATAAAGTTGATGCCGACTTTCAAATTGACAAACTAGAGGATTCAATGTATAATGACTAATGCTTGGAGTTTACTTTATGATGAAATTTATGGGGATGATGAAATGACCGATAAGAAAGAAGATTACGAACACTCTGATATGTGGTATGATTATAATCGTAATGATGATGATGCCACCAACCCATTTACAGATCCCTTGGATTATGCAATGGCTGAATCAGTTGTGAGTGGTGCTGGTACGGGAGGGTTTCCATATGATTATGATACATTAAATCTAAACATACATGCAAATTCACCATATAACGATGGGTGGACACAGCAAGCAGCACAGGAAGAATTAGACAAAAAAATGGCAGAAAAACCTGGAATACAAAAAAATTGTACTAGAAAATATAAAGAAGATGAGTCTATCAAAGCTCTTCAAGAGTATATTTCTACAACTTACGGTGGACATTATACTTCCGAACAAAATAACGTCCAGACACTTGACCTTATTGAGTCTGTAGGAGATGCAGAAGCATTCTGTAGATCTAACGCAATCAAGTATCTAAGTAGATACGACAAAAAAGGTCAAGCAAAACGTGATATACTAAAAGCACTACACTATTCACTCCTACTCTACCATTTTAGTGGGCAATTAAATGAAACTCCGACCCATGGTTATGAAACTTTCTGATCAAACACTTACAGTTCTTAAGAACTTTGCTGGAATTAATAATTCCATTCTTGTAAAACAAGGAGTACAACTTCGTACTATCTCTGTTGCTAAAAACATTCTTGCAGAAGCACGTATTGAGGAAGAAATCCCTCGTGACTTTGCGATTTATGATTTGAATCAATTCTTAAATGGATTGAGCCTTCATCAAGATCCTGAAATGGATTTTAAAGAAGAATCATATTTAACTATTCGTGAAGGTAAACGTAGAGTTAAGTATTTCTTTGCAGATCCTGCTGTAATTATTTCTCCACCAGAAAAGGATATTACTCTTCCTTCAGAAGATGCTCATTTTCAATTGGATAGTATAACATTAGAGAAACTACTTAAGGCAGCAGCAGTTTATCAGTTACCTGATTTATCCGCAGTTGGTGGGGCTGGTGTTGTTAAGTTAGTTGTTCGTGATAAGAAAAACGATACTTCTAATGAGTTTGCTATTGTTGTTGGTGAGACCGATAAAGAGTTTGTATTCAATTTCAAAGTAGAGAATATTAAAATTATACCTGGTGCTTATGATGTAGTAGTTTCTTCAAAACTATTATCTAAATTTACCAATGAGAGTTTAGACCTTAAGTACTTCATTGCTTTAGAACCTGATTCTACCTTTGGATAATGAGATTAACACAAGATGTAATTGATAAAATCCAAGTTGCAATGCAACACACCAAAATGAATGGTGATGTTAATTGGAAAGATGGTGATGAGATTGATGTGTGTCTTGGTGGCACATTTGCAGGAGATAAGTTTATTAGTATAATAAACAGAACACGTAGTAACACTACTAAACGATGAGTGATTTTATATGGGTTGAAAAATACAGACCCAAGACAATTGATGAATGTATTCTTCCTGATAATATAAAGAAAACATTTAAGGAATTTCTAAATAGAGGAGAAATACCTAATATGCTTCTTGCTGGTCCTCCTGGTGTAGGAAAGACCACTGTTGCAAAAGCATTGTGTAACGAATTAGGAGTAGACTTCTATGTCATCAACGGATCCGACGAAGGAAGATTCCTCGATACAGTGCGAAACAACGCAAAAAACTTCGCATCAACTGTATCTCTCTCGTCGGAGGCGAAGCACAAGGTCGTCATCATTGATGAAGCAGACAACACAGGAAATGATGTACAACTCTTACTTAGAGCATTCATCGAAGAGTTCGCAGGAAATTGCAGATTCATTTTTACTTGCAACTACAAAAATAAAATCCTTGAACCACTCCATTCAAGATGTGCTGTGGTTGACTTTTCTATTAGAGGAAAGGAGAAACAACAAATCGCTGCTAACTTCTTCCAAAGACTCAACTTTATCTTGGAGCAAGAAAGGATTGAGGCTGATAAGAAAGTACTCGTAGAATTAATTAACAAACATTTTCCAGATTGGAGAAGAGTTTTAAATGAGTGTCAGCGATACTCAGTTAGTGGTAAAATAGATAGTGGAATATTAGCAGCCTTTTCGGATGTAGCAGTCGATGATCTCATTAAAAACCTTAAGACAAAAAACTTTCCTGAAGTTCGTAAGTGGGTCAACAGTAATATGGACAATGATACTTCTGTCTTATTCCGTAGGATTTATGATAGTCTTTACGAATCTTTGGTTCCGAATACTATACCTGCTGCTGTTCTTGTTATTGCTAAGTATCAATATCAAACAGCCTTTGTTGCCGACCAAGAAATAAACATGTTAGCTTGTCTGACTGAAATTATGGTGGAGTGTGAGTTTAAATGAAGAAAATTTGTGCTATAATAAGGAAATGGTTAGACCTAAATCATCAAACACCTTGGGAGAAAAAATGAGAACACAAAATAAAGAGAACTATTACTATTTCTTTTGGATAGTAGCAATGGTTGCTTTCATAGTACCGCAAGTAGTTACAGCAGTTGCATATCATAGAATTGCTGATTATTTAAATGGTAATCCAGTAAAAGTTCAGGTAGTTGATAAATGAGATTTAAGGCATTAGTTTTTGTGAGGTTGAGAGGGTCTGTATCAGATGCTGCTGGTAATGCAGTGATGAATAATACTAAAAGAATTGCTCCTAATCTTGAACCACATTTGTTGAGGATTGGTAAGGTAATTGATTTTTGGTTTGATGCAGAGACTGAAGAAATAGCAAGAGAAGAGATGGATCTTCTGTCTGATAGGATGCTTGCTAATACTGTGATAGAAGATTGGGAATATAAATTAGAGGAAACTGAAGAAACGGGTATAGGAAACATATCCAATGATAATGCTGGTACTTCCAAGCATCATATATTTGATTAAAAACAATGATTACTAAAGAAAAACAAAAGGCACAAGTCAAATCTAAATTCTATTATATTTTCTGGGGCCTTGCTACTGCATCAGTATTTGTAGGACAGATGTATGTTGGATCTGGATATCGTCAGATGGCAAGATCCTTTAATCGTATCATGGATACGTTAGTTATTGAAATTGAGGGTTCCCTTGGAGAACAAAGGAGGTTTTACTAATGAAACAAACAGAAAATTTAGAGCAACTCTTAGCAAGATTTACTAAGAGAATCGCACAGATTAAAGGACAAGAACAAACAGATAAAACAGCTGAGCAACTTCACTATCTTCGTGGTTGTAAAGAAACTGTTGAATACCTTATGACTGGTCAGTTACCTAATGATGGTAACCATGATGGAATGAAGCATCATAAACCACGTCATGGTGGGGATATGGATGCTCTATGAGACCAGAAACTAGAACAGCAATGGAAATGCTATTCTGTGCGAAATGGAACGTTCCACAGGCAGCAAAGCATTGTAATCTAACACGTAAGGAAATGATGATTACTTTTAATGAGTATTGTGCCTTACATCCTACAACCTATAATAGGTTTGATACTGAAATTCAATTGGAATTAACATTATGAAATACCCTAAAGATCCATTAGATGCTACCATTGTTGCCTTTCTATGGGCAGATTGGTTTGCTAAAAAATGTCTTTGGTTACCTTATCATCTTTATGAAAAGTATGACTATTGGAGTCATAATAAAAAGGTAGCAGCAGACGCTAAAGCAGCAGAAGAAAATCCTACAGTATTACCAGACATCACTAATGATAATACCTGAAGCGGATGCTGAATGGGCTGCCGATGAATTTATTAACTATTTTGAACACTTTACTTCTATTGAGGATTATCTTCGATATGTAAAGAGAGAAATAGTTGCTGAAGAGAATCCTTTAACTTCATTAAAGGATGAATTTTTTAATGAAGATATCCATCCTGAAGAGATGGAGTTTGATATTAAGTTTATTGGTAAGAGATTTCAACAATCACTTCCACAAGAACATTATGTAAACCTTCTACAAGCAGTTTCATCACATAACAATGAAAGTAATATACCAGGTAGAGAACTTCGTTGGATGGTCTATGAGAAGAGGTCTCAGCAGGTACTGGGATTTATTCGTTTTGGGTCTCCTACTATTAACTCTAAACCTAGAAATATTTGGTTATCT